TGAAGCCGTTAAGTCTTCAACCCCTGCTCCCTGCCGTCAGATGTTGAAGGATGCTTTCAACCTTATGATGACAGGAACTGAAGATGAAGTCATTGAGTTTATTGATGACTGCCGTCAAAAGTTTAAGTCGATGCCGCCTGAAGAAATTTCCTTTCCGCGTTCAGTTTCTGACGTGGAGAAGTATAAAGCTGTCAGTTCGATTTATGAGAAAGGGACACCAATACATTGTCGAGGAGCATTACTTTATAATCATTATATAAAACAGAATAAGTTGGATCACAAATATTCACTTATTCAAAATGGTGAGAAGATTAAATTTTGTTATCTAGCGAAACCTAACCCTATTCATGAAAATGTGATATCATTTATACAGGACTTTCCTAAGGAATTGGGATTGGATCAGTATATTGATCGTGACTTACAATTTGATAAGTCATTTTTGGAACCACTCCGAATCATTCTTAACTCCATTGGATGGAGTACAGAAAAAACTGCAAACTTAGAGGCATTCTTTTCTTAAATGGATCTACCTATCAACGACAACGATCTATCTACAATAGTTAAGGCACTTGCCTTAGGTGGTGATGCTAGACTGTATCATTTACTGAAGGAGGTGAAGGATGTTAGGGATAAAAATCCTGACGGCCCTTATAAGAAAATTTTACGTGAAGAGAGGGGGATTGCCTGCTGATGTTTTTTAAAAAATTGAGTTTGGTTACTGGTGGGTTTGACCCAATCCACAGTGGACATATATCATACTTTAAGAGAGCAAAAGATCTCTCTAATTATCTTGTTGTAGGTATCAACACGGAGGAGTGGCTCACCCGTAAGAAAGGACAGTACTTTCAGTCATGGAAGGAGCGTGCTGAGATCATTCGGCATCTTGATATGGTAGATGCCGTCATCTCCTGGGATGATGAAGATGATAGCGCGTGTGGAGCAATCGCAAAATGCTTGGAGATAGCAGAGACGGTAGTCTTTGCCAATGGGGGTGACCGTGGAAAAGATAATACGCCAGAAGTTGATGAGTATGGTGATGATCCACGCATAACGTTCACTTGGGGTATCGGCGGGGATGACAAAATGAACAGTAGTTCCTGGATCCTCCATGGATATTTTGAACGGCAAAAGAAACTATTAGGTATTTAACATGAATTTTCTTAAAAGTATAGTAAAGGAGATTGACAATGAGTACGCTTCAATCGTTAGCGACGGTGTTGCAGCAGGCGACTGTGATACTTTTATCGATACTGGCTGTTACATCCTTAACGCATTGGTATCAGGTTCGATCCGTGGTGGGATTGCCGCGAACAAAATTACGGCACTTGCGGGCGAGTCAAGCACGGGTAAAACTTTTTTTGTTCTTAGCATTGTCAAGTCTTTTTTGGACAATAATCCTGAAGCTGGTGTCATTTATTTTGAGTCTGAATCTGCTTTAACTAAAAAATTAATTGAGGAGCGGGGTATTGATTCCTCTCGGATGGTTATTGTTCCTGTAACAACTGTCCAGGAATTTAGAGAGCAAAGTATAAAGATCCTAGATAAGTTAGGAGAAGAAGACAAATGTCCTCCTATGATGTTTGTACTTGATTCCTTAGGGATGTTAAGTACTACTAAAGAAATTGAAGATGCTAGCGCTGGCAAGGAGACTCGTGATATGACACGTGCTCAAGTTGTTAAGAGTATTTTCAGAATCTTGACATTAAAGCTAGGCAAGCTTAGAATGCCAATGATTGTTACTAACCACACCTACGATGTTGTCGGAGCTTACATACCAACTAAAGAGATGGGCGGAGGATCGGGACTTAAATATGCAGCGAGTTCGATCATTTATCTCGGAAAGAAAAAGGATAAGGATGGAAAAGAAGTCATCGGAAATATTATCAAAGCGGAGACTCATAAATCACGGTTGAGTAAGGAGGGGAAACGTGTCGAAGTACGACTATCCTTTGAGCGGGGGTTGGACCCCTATTACGGATTACTCTCACTTGGAGAAAAATACGAGGTATTTAAGCGAGTTGGAAACCGAATTGAGACGCCAGAAGGCAAGGTCTACCCGAAAACTATGCTTGAAAATCCTGAAAAGTATTTTACGCCTCAAGTAATGCAGGCTCTTGATGAGTGTGCTAAGAAAGAGTTTAGTTATGGTGGTTCGTAACTATCAGATATTACCTGATACTCTTTGTGATTCATTAATTGAGTTGTTTGAGGAGGATAGTGAACACCATGAGCGTGTTGATGATGAATCCAAACCAACTTTTACTCAGTTGAATTTGAATCAACACCATGCTAGAATAGTTCCAACTCTATCTGCATATGTTGTTGAACTTATTAATCTTTTTAAGAATGATGTACCAGCAGCAAAGTTCTTACCACCATCTAAGTTCCTTGAGGAATTTAGGGTTAAGAGATATAATGTTGGAGGGATAGATCGTTTTGATGAGCACGTTGATGTTTCTAGTCATGCTACAGCAAAACGTGCTCTTGCTATGCTATTCTATTTGAATACAGTCACTGATGGTGGACTGACAGTATTCACTCATCATGGGGTATCTTTTATGCCCAAAAAGGGATATGTTACTGTCTTCCCACCTACTTGGGAGTATCCTCATGAAGGATGTCCTCCTATCAGTAACACCAAGTATATTATGAGTACTTATCTACACTATGGATAATGTTGAACTATTGGTTCTACGAAGTCTTCTTTACAATGAGGATTATGCTAGAAAGGTAGTACCTTTTATTAAGGGTGATTACTTTGAGCAACCTTCTCAGAAGATTGTTTTTGAAGAGGTATCGGAATTCATTACTGAATATGATGAGTTACCTTCTAAAGAGGCACTCTACATTGAGGTAGAGAAACGTGAGGATGTTAATGAAGAAATTTATAAGCAGGTAAAGGAACTGATAGGAGTTCTTGATGATGCTCCTGCAGATGAAGATTGGTTAGTAAATACTAGTGAGAAATGGTGCAGAGATAGAGCAATCTATTTGGCACTGATGGAGTCTATCCAACTAGCCGATGGAAAAGATGACAAGAAAGGAAGGGATGCTATTCCTAGTATTCTGTCTGATGCTTTGGCTGTGTCTTTCGATAATAATATAGGACATGACTATCTCCAAGATTATGAAGCCAGGTACGAGAGTTATCACCGGAAGGAGGATAAGATACCGTTTGACTTGGAATATTTTAACAAAATTACGAAAGGTGGTATTCCTAATAAGACTCTTAACATCGCTCTTGCTGGGACAGGTGTGGGTAAGTCTTTGTTCATGTGTCATATGGCTAGCTCCAGTCTCTTGCGGGGATCTAACGTACTCTATATTACTTTGGAGATGGCAGAGGAGAAAATTGCTGAACGTATTGATGCAAACCTTTTAAATGTAAACATTCAGGAGATAACAGATTTACCTAAACCAATGTTTGATAATAAGGTAACTGCTCTTGCTAAGAAGACGCAAGGACAACTTATTATTAAGGAGTATCCAACTGCATCTGCTCATTCAGGACATTTCAAATCATTACTAAATGAACTTGCCTTGAAGAAATCATTCAGGCCTGATATAATATTCATAGATTATCTAAACATTTGTGCCTCTAGTAGGTATCGTGGAAATGCCAATGTCAATTCTTACTCGTACATCAAGGCGATTGCAGAAGAACTTCGTGGTCTTGCGGTTGAAGCGAATGTACCAATCGTTTCCGCCACCCAGACTACTCGTAGTGGGTTTGCTTCTTCTGATGTTGATCTCACCGACACATCCGAATCCTTTGGGCTTCCTGCTACTGCTGATCTTATGTTTGCTCTTATTAGTACAGATGAACTTGAGTCACTCGGACAAATTTTAGTTAAGCAATTAAAGAATAGGTACAATGATCCTACTATTAATAAGAGATTTATTGTAGGTATTGACAGGGCAAAGATGAGATTATACGATGTTGAACAAAAAGCACAGGCAGACCTACTTGACAGTGGGCAAGAAGAAGAGTATGATGCTTTAGCAGATAAAGCCTTTAACGAAAAGAAAAAGTTTAATGACTTCAAATTCTAAAGTTGATCCAAAGAAGTATCTTGACTTTGTTAATCAAGTAACAAGTCAAGAATCAAAGGATGGTGTTGCATTTGTAAACCGTCTTCGTGATTTGGAAGGTGATGATTGTGAGATACATCGTCTTCTAACTGCTGCTGTTGGTATCAGTGCAGAAGGTGGTGAGTTTATGGAGATTGTTAAGAAGATTATATTCCAAGGTAAACCATATAATGATGAGAATGTTTTTCATATGAAGAGAGAGTTGGGTGATATTATGTGGTATCTTGCTCAGGCATGTATGGCACTTGATACTGATTTTGATGAGTTGATGTCAATGAATGTTGAGAAGTTAGGAGCACGTTATCCAGAAGGAGCATTTGATGTTCATTATTCAGAGAACAGAAAAGTGGGTGATGTGTGAAGTATCCTGTAGATATTGAAGCAGGGAATGCCTTTGTAGAAAGGATTAAAAAGGTTGCTCCTGCTATTGGTGGGTTCAGTGGTATGTTTAAAGTACCTTCTGGGTATGATAACCCTGTATTGGTTTCTGGTGCTGATGGAGTAGGGACAAAGATAAACATAGCGAAGATTGCTAATAATTATACAACTATAGGTCAAGACCTAGTTGCTATGTGTGTTAATGATGTAATCTGTTGTGGTGCTAAACCATTATATTTTTTAGATTATATTTCTACTAAGAAGATAGATGATATAATACTAGATCAAATTATGTTTGGTATAGTTAGTGGATGTGAAAAAGCAGGAGTAGAACTTATTGGTGGAGAGACTGCTGAACATCCAAGACAAACTCATTATGATCTAGCAGGATTCTGTACAGGTATAGTAGAAGAGAATAAGATAATAGATGGAAGTCGTATTAAACCTGGCGATAAGATTATTGGTATAAAGAGTAGTGGATTGCATAGCAATGGTTATAGTTTGATTAATGATATGTTATTCAGGCAGAAAATCTTTTATAAAGATATGTCAGTGGAGTTGCTTGCACCAACCACAATTTATGCTCCTTTGATTGCTAAGTTATTGAAACCAAAGTTTGTCCATAAGACTCCCGATATACTAAGTAGGGTAGAGATTTCTATTCATGGTATGGCTCATATTACTGGTGGTGGTCTTCTGGAAAATGTTTCAAGGTGTTTACCAAAAGGATTGACTGCACATATTGATTGGAACTCCTGGACTATGCCAGATATATTTCATAAGATAATGCTTGCTGGTGAGATAGCAGAAGAGGAAATGAAGAAGACATTTAATATGGGTATTGGATTCTGTATAGTAGTTCCACCTGACGTTGAAGTTGAAGAAGGTATTGAAATAGGTACTGTCGAATAAATACTTAGAAAGTATTTGAAGGATGGCTGCCCTTAGGACTACCTCTAAAGGACAATTAAAAAAATATATTGAATCTACTGTTGAAAGAGTAGAAGGTTCCATGACTAGAAGAGAGAGCCTTGATGCTTCAACAGGTTCTTTTAGTGTAAAAGATAATAAGAATAATAGAGATGCTTTGACAGAGTTTGTTAAACTTGCTAGGCAGGGAACATCAGCATCAGAAACTGAAGCACATAATCTTGTTTTAGAGGTTAAGGGTAGTAAACCAACACTTTTATTTGGACAAATAGAGAAACCCCCTGGTAAACCAAGTAGGGGTGATATTGGTGAGGCTGTGATTGCTGCTGCTATTTGTGCAAGGTTTGTTTATAAACATGGTAGGGTCACTCCCTCTCAGGTAATGGGTATAATGAAAACATTAGGTCATAAAGGTATTAGAAATTATCCTGGAAAGAAGGGAAAATATGTAGAAGCAGTTTTTAAATCTAAAAATAAAGATGAAACATTCTTTGATGATGTTCATTGTTATATTTCTCTTAATGAGTCTGCTATTACAGCAGCGTTAAACCCAAGAAGCGAATGGGGTAAATGGGCTTATAGTGATAATACTTGTATTCCTGCTTATGCACGTTCTGCTTGTAATTATGCGAATAGTGGTAAGGTTTCTAAGTGGGCAGAGGTAGTTTATACTAATCATAGGTATGATAAGATTGATATAAGATCGGATGGATTAGGTGATCAGAAAGGAACAAAGGTTGATACTAGGGTCAAAATAACTGATTATGAAGGACAACCACAACCTGTTAATATTAATCTTTCAATGAAAGTCGATGATGTGAAACAATTTGGACAGGTTTCTGGAGTTAATTTTTCAGTTCAACAGGAATTGTGGAAACAAGTGTTTGGATATACAACTTTTATAAACAATATGGAAACCGAATTTAATAGGTTAGTACAGGAAGAACATAAGTTAAGAGAGGCTTTAAATATGGTATATGATAGGGTTGCTTTTAAAGCTAATCGAGATATTCAAACTAATAAAGAAGGAATATCTGAAGTATTATCAAAAGGTATTACATATTTTGCAACAAGACATGAAGAAGATGTTGAAGTATTAAATTTGGGAGTAGGAGGAACTAAACTTTATGATAAATTTGAGAACTTGTATCAAGCATTAGTAGATCTAGAAAATCTTCAAGTTACAATAAGAAATCAGTCAAATGGATTTAGACAGATTGATATTAAAGGGAAGAGTCCTAAAAATAATACGTCACAAGTTTTAATATCAATTAGACTTAGGAGACAACCTCAGTCAGGACCAATTGAATATATTAGAAATCTTATAGAGAAGAGTAAGTTGTTGGGTGAATTAGTGGCAGAGTCACTTGACTAAATAAAATTACGGTAAGTAGTAATAATGAAGTCTTTTCTACAGTTTATAACCGAAGCACCCCGTACATCCCGAGCCGTTGAGAAGGCAAAACAACTTGGGTTTGTTAGTGATGGTCATGGAAACTGGTATGATAGGGAAGGAAACTATCGTGGGCACACCGAAAGAGGTGAATTAGTACTTTCACAAAAGAGGGGTCCTGCTAAGGCAGATGATCCAAGACAGAAACCAGCAGGACATACGCCTAGTTCTCCACGAAAATCACCAAAACCAACACCAGGTGGACAGACTGGACAAACTGCTGCACCTGAAGAAGGTGAAGATAAAGAAGATAAAGGTACAGCTACCATTGCCTTTGGAAGGTTCAACCCCCCTACGGTTGGGCATGAAAAACTTATGAATGCTGCTAAATCAGCATCAAAAGGTGGGGATTATCAAATATATCCATCGCGCACACAAGACGATAAGAAAAACCCGTTGAGTCCGGATGATAAAATTGCTTTTATGAGACAATTATATCCGAAACATGGTGAAAAAATTGTGAATGACGGTGAGATGAAGACCATATTTAATGTATTAAAGAAGGCAAATGAAGACGGATACAGTAGTATCAACATCGTGGTTGGTGCTGACAGACAGGCTGAGTTCGAAAAACTCGCCCTCCAGTATAATGGAGAACTCTATGATTTTGAGGACATTAACGTTGTCTCTGCAGGGGACCGTGATCCCGATGCTGAGGGCATCGAGGGAATGTCTGCCTCTAAGTTAAGAAAGGCAGCAGCAGAGGATGATTTTAAGACCTGGGTATCAGGTATGCCGTCTAAAGTTGACGAAAAACTGGCAAAGAGTATTTTTAATGCGGTAAAACGCAAGGTAACTTCTGATAAAAAAGCAGCGGTTAAGAGAGTTAAGGCTGAAACTAAAATTGATGAAGGTTTATGGCAGATTGCACCCAAACTTGATTGGGAAGGGTTGCGTGAAAACTTTTTTCTTAAAAAGATTTTTAATGTTGGAGACTTAATTGAAAACATTAATACAGGAGTTAGGGGAAGGATTGTTCGTCGTGGTACTAACTACTTGATTAGTGTTACTGATGATGATATGATGTTTAAGTCCTGGATAGGCGACGTTAGTGAAGCATATAGTGAAGTTAAGATGGATCGTAAGATGAGAGATGCCGATCATCCTAATACTTTGGTAGGAACTACCGGATATTTCAAGAATGTAGAAGACAAAACCCCTGGTAGTACAGTTAAGACATTTAAGAATTTCCTAAATAAGTATAGAAAAAAGTAGTTTCTTGATAAAATGGACATCTACGCTGATAGAAAAGCAGTTTCTGAACTGAATTCTATATACTCGGAAGCGGTTTATGGACAATCCGCTGGACAGAAACTAGCAAAGCGTGAGAAGGATGATGATGCTGCAGGTGCTCCGTATACTGTAACTGCTGCTGATAAGAAAGGTAATACTCCTGCTTATCAGGGATTAAAGGCAGGTAAGAAAAATGTAAAGACCGGCAAACCTCTTTATAAAGCTGCTGATCATCTTAAGAATGAGAGTTATGAGACTAAGAAGAAAGAGGAAGTTCTTTCTGCAATGAAGAGGCAGGGAAGAAAGTTAAGTGATAAGGATAAAGATAAGATTGCTAACAAGGTAGTAACAAGTAAAGGTGACACTAGCAAGTCTGATGACAGATATGCTTATGAAGAAACAGTAGTCAAAAAAGAACTTAAGGACCTACAAAAGGGTATTAAAGGTTTAAAAGGTAAGGAAATTGAGAAGGCTGATAAGATTGCTGAGGAGGATTTGAAAGAGAAAGAGAGTTATAAGACAGTTGCTGCTGTAATTGACTATGATAGGTCAAAGAAAGGTACTGATGATGCTACCTATGATAGTGAGCACGGTGAGAAGGAAAAGGCAAAGAAAGAACGTGATTATGCTGCATGGGAACGCAGTAAAATGAAGAAAGACGACCCTAATTGGAAGCATAAGAAGGGTTCTACTAGTGAAAGTTATTCATCTTGGAGAGATGATCTTCGTGAAGTTTTGGTTGCTACTGAAAAAGAGGATGAAACAGAAGTTACTGAGAAGAAAGTAAAGAACAAAGTTGTAATTGACCCAAAAATTAATATAGAACAGGTACAAGAGAAGAGAGAATGTTGTGCAGAGTGTGGTAGTTATACTCATACCACTGCTGAACATAAGGATGCTAAACTGAAGGAGACAATCCTTTGGGATAAAGTTTCTCTTGCTCTTACTGAATTGGGAGAGATGAATGAAGTTCAATTTAAGGTAGTTAAAAATGAAGTTTAACGAATTTCGTGCTATAACTAGCAAACCTGCTGACGAGTATATCGATACCGTCAAGAAAGTAAAAGAAGCAGAGTATAAAGCAGATGTAGAAAGGTGGTCTGTAGATGAAGCAAAGGTAGACGCAGGTAAGTCACCTGAGACTAAAGAGAAGGACAGAAACGTCCGTAAGTTTGGAGTAAGTCACAATGTTGTTGGGCATGGTAAACTAAGGAGAGCACTCCATAGATCAAACCGTGGAGATAAAAAGATACCTGGTGACAAACCTTATGTAGAGATGGAAGCAAAAGTAGACACTGGTTCTCCTGAAGCAAAAGCATCTGCAAGAAATGTGAGGAACACACCTCCTGGTAAGGACTCTAAGTTTGATACTTCAGTTTTTATAACCAGAAAGCCTGGTGAGTCACTTGATTCTGCTCGCACTAGAAAGCGTAGAGAAGCAGCTGCTAAGAAGCGTGGTGTAAAGGAAGACAAAGCATTTGATAACGTGGTGGCATCACTGCGAAAAAAGCACGGTAAGGATGCAGTTCTAACCAAGGACTCTCCGAAACCAAAATCCAAGCCTACTGCAAAGACAATACAAAAGAAGGATACCAGGAGTGCTGCTCAAAGAGAAGTAGATGCTCAGTATGGTAGAACTCCTTGGAATAAGAAAGGTAGTCTGGGTACATGATTAATGAAGTAGCACCTCCTGGGTTCGGCCACACTAAGAGTGATAAGAAGAAGGGTGTAAAAAAAGGTGGTACTGCTGCGGCATTTGATCGTGCTCGTAAGAGAGGAGACTTTAAAGGTACTAAGTCTCAAATGTTTGCTATAATGTGGTCACAAAAGAACAAAGGTGACAAACCACATTACAAACCAGGTACGGATGAAAAGAAGAAGAAGTATCAGGACGAAAGTTTTGATATAGACAAGTCAGCACATAAGACTGTGCAGAAGAAAGCCAAACTTCGCAACCTTGCAAAAGGTAATGAAAATCCTAATGAGAAGGCTGCTGCAGAAAAGAAAGCAGGTGGACCTAAACTTTATGGTGAGGGTAAATCTGGTACTATGAAGAAGTTAGCAAAAGCATCTGCACTAGATAGTAGTGATGATCCAAAAAAACAAGATAGGGCTAGAGCAATGAGAGTTGCAGCTGATTTTAAATCGTGGAAGGCACAAGAAAGAAAAGGAAAGGTATCTGAAGAGGTTGGTGTTTCTTCTTCTGTTGAGATGGTAAAGGCTAAAGAGAAAGCTAAAAGAGAATTAATTCAACGGAAAGCAGTAGAAAAACAGAAGCAATCTTTGAAAGGGTATAGTTCTGATGATATGCCTGATGAGAAGAGTAGTGTTAGGAAAGAAGAATTGACTTTCGAAGGTTGGAAAGACAAGGCCAAAAGTGTTATGAAGAAAGTGGCTGGCAAAAAGGATGCACCCAAGCATGATTATGGTAGAGATGCTGGTGCAATAGCAGCAAAGAAGTTGCGGAAGAAGGATCATGAGAAGGTTAATTTCTTAGATCCTGACGATTGATAAATAATACCACTCGCTATAAGTGAATGACTGATTTGGGATTAGATGCCTCACAGGAGACTCGTATCACTGTGATGCAGATGCAAATATCAAGACTTGAAGAAAAGCAAGAAGAACTTCGTGATAGACTTAAAGTCGTTGAAAAATGGGTGATTGGAGCTGCTGCAGTTTTAGCTGCTGGTACCACCGTAATAGGTTTCGCTACGAATATATCGAAAGCCTATCTTTAATAAATATCTTATAGCACAAAAATTCTACTGGTAGTATAGAAACATGGCACTTTGGGGAAGAGACGACTATTACGGTGCAGAAGGCACTGTTACATTAAACTATACTGGTGTGTCCAGCTATCTGGCGAATGATATAGATGGGGATCAACAGACTTACTATCCAGTAAGTAAAGAATCATATGCTGAAACGGTTTCAGCAGGTGCAACTGATAAGCACATATCCACTCAAGCGTTTGAAGTGGTTGGTTCGGGAACTACATTTGGTAATGTAGGTGCTGCAGCAACTGGAGATGTTATCCGGTTTGGTATTAAGGAAAGTGCTGATGGTACTGCCGGAACATACTTTGGAGATGCTATTATTATAGGTATTGCGAGTGCTACTACCTTAACTATCGGTTCAACTAATGGCCTTAGTGGTGCTGCTATTGCCGCAACAAGTTTCTCAATCTCCCAACTTCCTGATTTCACCATTACTGATGGTGCATTTAGTCAGTGGAATGATGGATCTGATGGATCTGACGGTACGGTTGGTGTAGGTACTTCTATATTCCTTTCTCAGTTAGTATCAACAGCAACCACAAGTTCTCCTGTAGGTGCTGATTCATTTGGAATGAGCGTTAATGGTGCTGGTGTTAACCCAGTTGGTTCTGGACTTACTGCTGATACTAATGGCGGATTGTTTAACGATCCAGACTACTTCATTGATGGAGTTTCTGGTGGTGTAGGCGCTGGTGCTACAATTATTAACGTTTCACTTGTTGGTAACGCTCTTGGTGTTGCTAGTACTTCTGTTAACTTTGATGGCGCAACATCTGTTGGTGTTATAGAAGAAGCAGATAGTGCTCTTGTTCCTTGGGGAATTGATGTTGGAGACAAAATTGTCGAATGGACAGGGTTCTCTACATCACATACCATCACTGGTATAGGTACTGCTAATGCTGTTGCTGGTGGAACTGCTGCTATTAATACAGACGAGATTACAATTGTTGCTCCTTCTGGAATCAAGAATGGTGATACTATTCTAAACAACGGTTCAGAAGTTGCAATCGGAACTATTACTGCTACTAAGGTATTCACAACTACTCTGTTAGGTGCTCAAATTACCAGTGGTGATACAGTTCGCTTCAGTGGTGACGTTGTTTCATTCACACCTGGTACTTCATACTTTGGTACTGGTGGTATTGCAACTGATACTATTATTAATTACGCAGGTAACGTTGTTTCACTTGCTTCTACCATTTCTTCTGGTATTGCAACAGATCAGACACTACAATTTAAGAGATTCTCTGGTGGTTCTGGTGCCAAGTATGTCTACGGTGTAGGTGGCGCTGGCGTAACTGCTGCAAACAACAGCACATTCGGTGGTGACTATGCCATCTACGGTGGTGTTACTGCAGGTTGGGTTGGTGTTCAAACTTACATTGACTGTGAAGGACAGTTTAGAGTTAAGAAAGATACTCTAGTGGCTATCGGTGGAACCGATGCTGGAGCATCCTCTGGTATCCAGACTGGTAACGTTCCTGCTTACCCACCAATCGGAATTGGTTCCTGATAAATTGCTAAAATTATGATATGATTTTTACTGAATTAAATGATGACAATTATTTGATTTTTGCTATTAAACATTATGACAATCCTCAGGCGGTAACGTATGAGGATTTCTTGAATGATATGAAAAAGTTTAAATATGTTAAGCGATTACTGAAGAGATATAAGAAGACTGGTGACTTAAAATCTCATCTTCTTATAAATCATTTCATAGTTCTTTATAATGTATTTCAGGATGCTACGACTCCTCTCTTATTCTATAAGATAGAAAAGGAATTATGGAGTCCAATGAAAACCTTTATCATGTTTCTTGGTAAGTTACCAGAACATCCTAGATCATTTATTAGTGATATACAGGTTGATATTGAATGTCTCAAACAGTTAAATCAGACATACAATGAACAAAAAAACTCTAAATAAAATTCTCAATTACTTTAGAGAGGAAATGACTGCAGCTAATTCACCTGGTACTCAAGGTGGATTTGGAAGTAAGGCAGCTGCTGAGGGACCTGTTGCTGGTTATGATAAACCAATCAAAGCTAAGAAGAGATACATTTGGACGAGGGGTATAAGAAAGAACTGGAAGAAGAAAAGTGAGAGTTAACGAGGCGGTTGTAGAAAGATTAGAAAGAGTAATAGAAACTCTGAGTGAGAACTCTATTAAGATGGGACAGATGCTTGCTGTCCATGATGAGAAACTAGACAAGCAGGACAGAATAGATGCAGTACTCTTTGAGAAAGTGGAGAGTGTTCATAGAGAAGTAAATCGTCGCGCTCAGGAGATCAAAGATGGATGCGAACGAGACATCAGAAAAGTGGATGACCGTCTTCGAGTCATTGAAAAGAAGATGTGGACTATTTTTGGTGCTCTTAGTATTATATCTTTCGTCGTTAGTCCAGTCGGACAGAAAGTAATCCGTCCATTGTTGACACCCGCCCCTCAGTCTGTTATAGTAGAACCAACTTAAATGCTTTAGTTGGACCATATAGATGCTAAATATATAAGTCTACTCTCTCCAAGATTAGAGAGATTCAAAAGAATTAAGCCCAATCTCTACAACTGCAGATGTCCTATTTGTGGAGATTCACAGAAAAATAAGAGTAAAGCGAGAGGTTATCTCTACGCAATTAAGACAAGCGTAAATTATAGGTGCCATAACTGTGGTGCTTCAATGACTTTAAACTCCTTCTTGAAGAAGGTTGATGCGACATTGCAATCGCAATACTCTTTGGAGAAATTCAAAGATGGAAAAACAGGAAAAGGAAGAACAACAAACGAACCAGAAATCCTCGAAGTCGCAAAAGAATCAAAACCCAGATTTAAGAGACATAGCAGGATCGACTTACCAGGAGCATATGAAGAGAAGAAATCATCTGAGTATCTCAATCGACGACAAGTACAAGGAGATTTTTACTATGCCAAAACCTTTAGACGGTTCATCAATAGAATAAAACATACATTTGATGATGTTCGTTACGATGAAGAACGGATTGTCATACCCCTATACTATAATAATGAGATAGTTGGGGTGCAGGGTCGAGCCTTAGATCCTAACCCTGTTAAATATATCACGGTAATGTTTGATGATGAAGCACCAAAAATCTACGGACTGGATCAAATCAGAAGAGGAGCTCCAGTCTTTGTTGTCGAAGGACCTTTTGACAGCACGTTCATTCGCAACGCGATTGCTATGTGTGGAGCTGATGGGGATGTTAGCCGTTACGGCATTGATAATCCCGTTTATGTTTATGATAACGAACCACGAAACCCCGAAATCGTCAAACGTATACAGTCTTGTATCTCCTCCCAGCAAGATGTTGTAATCTGGCCTTCTTATATCGAGGAAAAGGACATAAACGACATGTTCCTGGCTGGACATGATGTGCAAAGTCTGGTAGAATTAAATACGTACCGTGGCCTACAAGCAAAGCTTAAATTTAACACCTGGAAACGAACATGAGTAACGGCATCAAGGTTAAAAAGCGCAATGGTAGAGGGACTGAAACCCTCAACCTTGAGAAGATGCATAAGATGGTTGAAGAAGCCTGTAAGGGTG